CTCGCAATGTTTTGATCCTACGAAGTTCAGCCACGGAGCCTTGGATGCGCTTTACCCTGTCCATGTCTGTCTCTGTGCTAATCTGAGTGAGAAGAGTTTCTATCCGTTTAGATGCGTACTCTTTAAGTAAATGATACTGATCTTTAGTGTTTACTAAAATAAGTAAGCTTCGATAATCTTGCTGGGTCATACAGGAGCCTGTGGTGGTGGTGCTTGAGCTGGTGCTGGTGCGCCGCCGTTATCTCCGCCACCGCCTCCTGTGAACCCTGCTGCACCTGGCTCTGGAGCCTGACCAGGAGCTATATTACCATTTCCATTGCCAGTCGGGTCTTGTAACTCTGGAGCGCCTTGTGGAGCGCCCTCTGCTGGCTGTGGAGGTTGTTCTGGTAGCAAAGCTTGTATCTCTGCCATCATCTTCTGTTGGATAGCCGCTTCGCGTGGATCATTGAGTATTTTATCTTCATCCAAGTCCATTGAAGACGCTAACTCACGAAGGATGTAATCGTATTTAACAAAGGGAGCCATCTGTGGGTTTCCTGTCATCTGCATGAACTGCAAGAGACGCTGGCTGCGAACTTCATTTCGCATCAAACTTTCAGTACCACGCGCCTTAACGTCAAGGTCTCCAATAAACTCTTTATCAAAGTTAAACTGCATGTTGAATGCAAACAGGCTCTTACCCAAAGGGGATAACAAGTAGTCGTCTACGTTTCGTACAACTGCTTTGATGTTTTGAGCGGCAGCACCCATCAACATAGACATACCAGAGGCAGTACGGCCTACGCCGCCTACAGCTCCTGAACCGTGTGTGTATGAAGGGATACCAGTAGCCTCATCCGCAAGTTGTCGGCTCTTATCAAACATCATTAAAAGCTCTTGGCTTACATTAGGGAACTTCGTGCCAAAAATGGCCTGTCCAGGTGCGCCCGCTTGTCTTCGAAAGACTTTTCCTGGGTACACAGACATATCTTGTCCAGGAACTAGGTTGGTTTCATCTACCTCTATCAAAAGGTTGCCAGAGAGTGCGCCATTGTCCACTGCCATCCGCATAAAGCCATTCATAAGCAGTTGCGTGTCAGTCATGTTCTCTGCAACGCCAATACCAAAGAAGGAATACGGATTAAGCTCATACGGCACTGCAAGGTAAGGAATACGGCTTGGAGTGAAGGGATTTAGCACTAAACGGAGGATTTGACCGTTACAGACCCATATATTGACCTGTATTTCGTCTTTTGACTTTAATTCTTTAGGTATATCTATATCGGCTTCTTCAACCAATTCGGTGTCTAAAACACCCCAATATTCAAGTACTTCGTACCTTTCCATGTCAGAAGCAATGGAATCGTCCTCTAATGCGTCCTCCCAGTACTCTCTTTGGTAGTCTGCACCGTATTCTATAGCTAATTCAATGCTTTCAGTACGGAAGTGAGGTCTTTTCTTCAATCCACGAAGCTGTGTACGGTTTAAACGGTGTCTTTGGATAGTAAACTCAGATTCAGACATGTTTCTAGCGTCTGGATCAGGATAAAAGTCCCAAATACTTACATATTCCATCTTAGGGATGGTTTCAAAGATAGGTTCGTAGTTACCTTCAGCATCCCAGCGCGGATATTCCTTATCTTGGGCAAATGGCCCCTTAAATACCCCTGTACCGAACAAGCAGCACTCAAAAGCTATTGATCTAAGGTGTTTTGTTGCATCAGTCTCGTCTAACTGATCGTGCATGAGCTTTTCCATCTTCTGTGCCGCACGTTTTGCTGGCTCATAGGTAATGGACTCTGCTGTTTTACCTGCACCTAGCTCTAATTGGTCATCAATCTCTTTTAAATCGTCTTTAAAGATGCCTAAGTCCCGTGCAATGTCAGGACGGGCAATGGAACGCTTAGGTTTGTAGTCTACCCCCGTCTTATCCTTAATATTCTTTTCCGTAAGGGCATTTGGATTGAAAGATACAGAATCCACTACGTTATTAGGGAATTGTCGAGCCTCGATGCCAATTGGAAACTTACTTCCAGCAAATAATACGTCTACTACTTGAGCATATGCCGCTAATACCTTGGTTTTAGTAACTTTTATGAAAGCCTTGGACTTTTCAGTCTCCGTAAACTGTACCTCACTGGAATATAAGCCGCGATAATTACGATAAGCATCTAACCAACGCTCTTCATCCGCTAATCGTGCATCCTTAGAACGTCTATATTGCCCCTTAATGAAGCTTACAGCACCTGAATAGCTTAAGTTTTCTTCTTCTACGTCACCATCTTCCGCCAAAGGGATTGCAATGTCAGAATCTGTGATGTCATCAGGAAGAGGTTTGTCCATTAAGGCCATGTTTTAATATCCAAATAAAGGGTCTGAGGGTCTCCAGGCTTGTTGTGGTACGCCTGAACCCATATCGAAGGGTGAATATGCTTTAGGTCTCGACATCACTGCGTATCTAACGCTGTCGTAAGAGTGATCAGAGGCATATCTAGGATCAATGTCGTCGGAACCTCTAGGGTCAGAGGGAATGACAGGTAAGTCAGCTATAATCTGACGACAGGTGTTAAAAAACTGAATGCCTGGTATGCCTGTAACTTCATCTACCTTTAAAACTTCATGAAAACGGTTCTTTCCAGCTACTCTAGCGCCGTTGGTACGGTCACTTGGACGCCAGCGACATCCTTGAGAGATCATTTCTTCTGCTATAGATGGGCCAAGCTGACCTCTATTGTGCCAACAGCTAGAGTCTAAGACCCCGTAATCTACGCGCTCACCCTGTTCAGCTATCATAACCGCCTTGGCTAAGTCCCTGCCCGTATGCTTGGTCAGATAAAGCTCACGATAATTAATTAAGGTACTATAGCTTGGATCAATAGCAAACCAGTGAACTGCGCTGTAAGAACTATATCCGTAATCGCATGACCGAAACCTACGCCAACTACTCGGTATATCAAACGGTTCAATAACATGTTTACTTTGTCTAAACTCAGAAAACGCTGCGCCGTCTGCAACTGCCCAATCTCCATCTAATAACTGCCTTCTTTGATTTTCTGGGAGGGATAATAGATTGGCTTCGTACTGACCGTCATCCGCGAGATAAGGGTTGTCAGACAGCTTACTAGGAATAAAACGGCGTTGAAATAATGCCTGACCTTCTTTTTCATGGCCTTCTGGAAAGACTAAAGGTTTACCCGTATCTAAATCAGTTGCATCAAAAGCCTTACCTGCTGGAGCAGGGTCAATAAACATTTTCTTAACCCAACCATGCCCACTAGAACCTGGGTTTGTGGTTGCGCGGACGCAAAGCGGTAGGCTAGGATCAGTGGTTCTTAATCGAGATAACATATAAAGATATGCAAAACTGGTAGGATGTTGTGTTAGCTCGTCCCATCCAATCCAGCAAAATGCCTGACCCTGATACCGCATAACGTCTTCTGGACGCTCTAAGTAGGTCATCCACAATCTAGCCCCTGATGGAAATATCCACTGGGATTTCTTTTCCTGCCATTTAGCGCCTGGATATGCTTTTGGATAAAGCTCCTGTGACTCTGAAACTAACTGGCGCAACTCATCGTTTGTACGTCTAAGCAGAAGCCCGCTGAATGCGCCGTTGGAGAAATACCGCATAGGGTCTGCAAGAAGACCTCGGCTCTTTCCTCCACCCGCAGCACCCCCAAATAAGACTTCTCGTTCACTAGCCGCTAAAAACTCAGTCTGCGGCCCAGCGTTGGGAGAAAAGACCACCTCTTGTTTCTGCTTTTCACTTTCAATTACTGAGAAATCTAAATTACTTGTCTGTAATTCTTCCGCAGGAGTAAGTTCATCAAGTTTCTTCTTAGCTATAGTAAGTCTACGTTTGGCATCAGTCTGTCGGCGTTTAGCTACACTAATCTTCTTATCTTCAGGTGTCTTAGGCTTTCTCTTACGATTATCCTTAGCAAGTACCTTAAGTCTCTTAGAGGGATTTTCACTACCCTTACCCCTACGGGCTTTCCAGATATATATTAAACCCTGATGAGTTATGCTGTCACCTGTCTTGCTGGCAAGCCAAGCCGCCGTCTTACGGGTGGAATGACCTTCATCAAGATAGTCTAAGGCCTCTTCTACAAGTGTAGCCTTCTTTTCATCCGCTACCAATATCAACGGATCAGTATCAGATACTACATAAGCATAAGGTATCTTTGCATTCTTATTTGGTCTGATTATGTCTAACCAAATACTCAATCTGCATTCTTCGGTGGTAGAATAAACATTGCACCGCCTGTATTCTTTACTTCAATCTGTTCCTTTTTAACTAGGCCTGTACGATCTAGTATCTGAGAAGCAGCAGCAATAGAGTTCCTAGCGCCCATTGCACCAGGATCATCTAACACATCAACCATACCCCAAGCAGCTTTAGGGGCGCTCATAGCTAAGAAGGTTTCTGTACGTTTATGGATTTCAGAAGCTAAGGAGGTAGCCACTGAATTAGTGGAAGTTGTTTTAGAGTAACCAGCAATATCCATAGCTTTGCGAGTATTACCCTTGCATTCATCTGATACCAAAGCCTCTAAGAAGACCTCTTGCTTCTCAGTTAAGAGCTTCTCTTCTTTTATCATGCCTTAGCCTTCTTCTTATCAGATTTTTTAGCCAAGGTATGTGCTACACTAAAAGACTTTCCCGCCAACATTGCAGTACGCATATTTTTTATATGCTTTGCAGTATGATGCTTTTTATGCTCTTTCATCTTGGTTTCTTGGGCAGGGGTAAGTTTTGTCATGCTTTTGCCTTTTTCTTTTTAGCTTTATTCTTTTTAGAATTAGGGAAACCAGCTTTCATATCCGAATAAGCTTTAGGGCTTACCGTGGAGTTTTTCTTAGTGCGGCTTTTGCCAGACTTTTTCTGTTTATTCATGTTCTCATATAACGACATAGGCGGCTATTTCTTTTTCTTAGCAGCCATACCGCCTTTAGACATTTTCTTCTTAGCAGCCATACCGCCCTTCATATAACCAGCCTTTTTAGTCATAGGCTTGCCAGTCTTTTTGGTTTCTTCTTTAGCCGCTGTCATACCCTTAGCGCCGTAACCGAATTTCTTACCACCTACATTAGGCATACTATTCTCCTTACCATTTCTTACATGACCAATAACGGGCCGTTAATTTTGAGGTTGCTGTGTCGCACTTATGCCTTGCTCTGAAGGACTTACGTGCTGCGGGATTATCTTTTCTGATCTCCATATTGGGATCACCAAAGGCAATATACTTAACATTATCGCCTTCTACTGCTAATACTTCAAACTTCTTAGAGCCGCCTCTTCGTGGCTTATTAACTTCAGTAAACCCATGACGTTTCTTACCAGCAGCTATCTTCTCAGATTTATTCTTTGCCATAGCGTCCGATCTAAGTATTTTCACTGTCAAAATCTTCATCCAACAAACTAGGGATAAATCTTCTAGGATCATGTGGAACATCAACGGAGCAGTCTTCAGTAAAAAAGTACCTACCGTATCCATCAAACTCTTTGCTCAAAGGATTCCTGTCTAACTCTGATTTAGAGATTAAACCTTCTTCCAGTAATAATTGACGGATGTAGTCAAATTTAAGAACTTGACCTGTGCGCTGTTGAATAGCCGCACGAATATAATATAAATTGAAAGACAATTACCTTTACCCCTACATTGTAGCATTTAGTTAATAACTTAGTCAAGCGATTTATTAATACACTAACTAACGATTTAAGTTGACGCATAGCTGAATGATTGGTATAATGAATTGTCGCTTGAGTGGACTACTATAGATAAGGGCTAGTAATATACTCCTAGTATAGTACTTTAAGCCGTCTTCCCGCGACCTTCTCCCTCATAAATAACTCTATATAAATCTGATCTGTTAAGGCCTATGTCCTTTAACTCATGATCAGTCATGTTCCGTAGTTGCCAGTAACATACTCTTTTCATTTGAGCTTCCTGTATTTTACGAATAATAGCACCTTCTCCTGAAAACAGATAAACCAGTATTGCTATAACTTTAGTGAACATAATTAACTCCTTAATAATATGTACCTACATTATACCAAGTAAGTGCATTTAGGAGTAGATAGATAAGGCGAATACCCGCTATGCTTTTAGGTAATAAATAGCCTTTTCTAAGCCTTGGATATTATCACCAAGTAAACCTATTGATAGATTGCAATGCGAACAAAGCCATCCCCTAAAGGTCTCAGTCTCGTAGCAGTGATCTAACACTAGCTTCTTCTCCACCTTCAGGCAGCACTGACAATGATCAGTCATTGGTGGAGCAGTCTTTCGTATGGTATTAACCACATGAGTATTATGCTTCTGGCACTCTTTGCAGGACGTACTTCTACACTCCCTATCACCAGTAGCTCTTCTGTACAGACGAAAGGCTTCTCTGGGTTTAACCTGAGAGCAATGCCTACACAGAATAGAGCTTTCTACTGGAGGATTATCATCTCCCCAGCCAAAGAGATTAGTCTGGATCATACACAACGTCAAAAAGATCAGCTACGTTTTCACCGCTGTCCTCTATGCGCTGGGCTACATCCCTTAACTTCGCAGCCTCTAACTCAAGTTCATTAGCTATGGCGTACATTTCATGGTAGTTTATTTCTGAGTTATCTAATGCAAAATCAACTATCTCGTAGATAGGCTTCTTAATCTCAACCTCATCATAATCCCCAACTATAAGGGTAGATTTTAGATACAGCATACCTGAGTTCATAACTTCAAAGTCGTGTTCTAAGTAAATAGGTAAGCCATTATCAAAGAGCGTGGCATCCTGCTCCATGTATTCAATCATATGTAATCTTTCTTATAAGTACATTAATGATTGGTCATCTTTATTATAACTAATGTAATAACTAAATGCAACCCCTAACACTTTACAAAGTATACACTTAAAGATTAAGCACTACATATAGACGCTTTACATATGCAGCCAGAAAGAAATGCCTGGAGGCCGTTTACGGTTGGTATTTCCCCAAAATATGTCGGGGTTGTATACGGTAACGGGGG